CGACCGGCATCGCTGAATGGATGGTCAACGTTCACTCGAGGCATGGCGCAACGGTCTTTGAGCCGTTTAACGGTACAGGCACGACCATCATGGCATGTCACAATCTTGGGCGGAAATGCAGAGCCACAGAAATATCGCCCGCCTATGTAGCCGTTGCCATGGAGCGTTACGTATCCGCCACCAACAAGACCGTCGAGGTGCTGCCATGAAATGCGACTGCGGGCACAGCTTCGAGCCGGTCATCCAGTATTCGCACCGCCTCATCTGCGGCGACTGTACCGATGCGGCTGTGGTGGCGAGGGTGATGGGTGGGGAGCGGGCGACGCTTGCTTGGTTTGACCCGCCGTTCGGCATTAACTTGATTCCGCAGCGCGGCCTTACAGCGCGGATTGAGAACGATGGCAACGCGGAGGCACAAGCATTATGGGCTTCATTTTTGCCGTTGCTCCACAGCCATTTGACCCCATCGGCGCATGTATTTCTATGTCAGTGCTGGACGGAATTTGATTGGACATTGCCGTTGGTTCGCAAGTGGTTCACGCTAAAATCAAAGATCGTTTGGAATAAAAACGTGTGGGGCATCGGCTACTACACGCGTCCAAAGCATGAGGATATTTTATATTGTTGGAAGGGCGAGCCGCCAACGATTAGCGAACCCGTTGCGGACGTGTGGGATGTGGCAAGGGAAAGCGCGCCCATCCATGCAGCCGAGAAACCGCCAGAGTTGTCAGGCAAAGCAATAGAATATTTCTCACAGCGAGGCGATATTGTGGCCGATTGGTTTGGCGGCGTCGGTGGCTCGCTCATCGCCTGCCACAATTTAGGTCGCCGCGCCCGCATGGTGGAAATATCCGAGGCATATTGCGCCGTCATCCTGGAACGCTTCGCCGCCATTGGCGTCACGGCTGAGCTGGTGGCGGATGGCGTCCCGGCATGATTCATTATTCGATTTTCCGCGATGGCTATGGCCCGTAAAGAAAAGTACACAGCGGCGCAGATGATCGCCGCGCTCAAGGAAACCAGGGGCATGGTCTATCTGGCCGCTGACCGCATCGGCTGCCATCCTGAAACCGTGCTGAACTATGCCGAGCGTTACAAGTCGGTGCGCGACGAAATCAACACGCAGCGGGAGAAGATCGTTGACGTGGCCGAGCTGAAACTAGTACAGGCGGTGATGGACGGCAACGAGGGCATGATTAAGTACCTGCTCAGCACACGCGGCAAGAAACGCGGCTATACGACGGGGCATGAGGTGAGCGGGCCGGAAGGTGGGCCGCTGCAAGTGGCGATTGTCAAAGGATACGTGAGCGTTACACCCGATGAATGGAACGAAGATACAACTGACAGCGACGTATAAGCCGATGCCGTGGCAAGTGACAGCCTGGCGGGACAAGGCGCAAGTCTGCGTCTATGGCGGCTCGGCAGGTGGCGGTAAGTCAAGAGCAGCCGCCGAGAAAATACATGGGTTTATGCTCAAATACCCGCACTCGACCGGCATCGCCTTACGCAAGGCGCGTGAGTTCGCCAGCAAATCGGTCGTCTACGCGCTCAAGACGGCCATCGGCGATGACCCATCCGTGCGCTACAACGCCGCTGACTTGGTATTCCACTACGCCAACGGCAGCCGCATCTTTATCGCCGGCATGAAGGATGAGGGCCAACGGCAGGCGCTACGCAGCATCAACGGCGACGGCGCTGCCGATATGATCTGGGGCGAGGAAGCCAACGCCCTGACCGAGGATGACCATAACGAACTGTTGGGGCGCTTACGCGGCAACGCGGCATCCTGGCGGCAAATCCTCTACACGACCAACCCGGATAGCCCTCTTCACTGGATTAAGACCAGGCTCATCGACGGCGGCGAGGCATCTGTCCATTACAGCGCCGCCAAAGACAACCCGTACTTGCCGCATGAGTACCTCGCCACGCTTGCCAGCATCACCGGCGTCTTGGGGATGCGGCTGCGGGAAGGCATGTGGGTGCAGGCCGAGGGCGTCGTCTATGACACCTGGTCTGACGCGCTACACATGATTGACAGGATGCCGGACGGCTGGCAACAGTGGCGCAAGCTACGCGTGATTGACTTCGGCTATGTCAACGCCTTTGTCTGCCAATGGTGGGCGATTGACGGCGATGGGCGCGCCTACCGCTACCGGGAAATCTACATGACCAAACGCACCGTCACCGAACACGCCGCCAAGATTAACCTGCTTTCGCAGGGCGAATCCTACGAGGCCACTGTCTGCGACCACGACGCCGAGGACAGGGCAACGCTGCGGCAATGCGGTATATCCAGCGTGCCGGCGATTAAAGACGTGTCACGCGGCATCCAGGCGGTACAGGCACGACTGGCACGCGGGCATGACGACAGGCCGCGCCTCTTCCTGCTGCGTAATGCGCTGGTCGAACGCGACGGGTCGCTATCCGAGGCGCATAAGCCGGCCTCTACCGAGCAGGAGCTGCCCGGCTATGTCTGGCAGACGACGACCGACGGACGGCCCGACAAGGAGGAACCGCTCAAGCTAAATGACCACGGGGTCGATGCGCTCAGATACGCTGTGATGTACTTAGACGGCAAGCCACCACGCCGCACAGGAGGAGTCTACAATGGATGACCTAGAACTGGCCGTCGCCACGCTGCTGACCAAAGCGCCGCGCTATACACGGCTATGGAACTATTACCAGGGCTACCAGCCGCTGGTCTATGCCAGCCGCCAACTCAATGAACTGTTCCAGAACTTGAGCGCCACCTTCCAACAGAACTGGTGCGCCGTCGTCGTTGACAGCGTGGCCGACCGCATCCAGTTACAGCGCATCCTGGTCGCCGATGACGAGGCGGCGACCGACGCCCTGGCGCTGCTGCTCGGTTCGTCTGAGCTGATCCTCGAATCGGAGGATGTGCATCTGGCCTCGCTTGTCACCGGCGAATCCTACGTCCTGGTCTGGCCGGATGAAGAGACGGGACAGCCGGAAGCCTATTACAACGATTCCCGCAACGTGCATCTCTTCTACGAGGCCGACAAGCCGCGCCGCAAACGCTTTGCCTGCAAGTGGTGGGTCGGCGACGACGACCACCGGCTGCTGACGCTCTACTATGCCGACCGCCTCGAATATTACCGCAGCACCAATGCCATACGTTCCGATGACCATAACGGCCTGTGGAACGAGGTCAGCAACGGCAAGAGCTTTGCGCCGCTCGCCATCGAGCCGAACCCGTACAACACGATCCCCGTCTTTCATTTCCGGCGGGAGCGGCGCGTGATTACCAGCGAGTTACAAAACGTCTTGGGGCCACAGGATGCCGTCAACAAGATTCTGGCCGACATGATGATCGCCGCCGAGTTTGGCGCCTTTCCGCAACGCTACATCATCAGCCTGGCCGAGCCGGGCAAGTTTAAGAACTCGCCCAATGCCATCTGGGATATACCCGGCGCCTCCGGTAAGGAAGAGCAGCCGACCAGCGTCGGTCAGTTTGCCAGCACCGAACTGAGCAACTATCTGCAAGCCATCGACAAATGGACGACGGCGATTGCCATTATCAGCCGCACGCCCAAACATTACTTCTTTGGGCAGGGTGGCGACCCATCTGGCGAGGCGCTGATTGCAATGGAATCGCCCTTGAATCACAAGGCGCAAAAGTACATCACGCGCTGGATTGCCAACTGGTCGGAGGTGGCGCAGTTTATGATGCTCGTCGCCGGCATGGGCCTTGTTGACGACAACGCCATCATCCCGATCTTTGACGAGCCGGAAACCGTGCAGCCGTACACGCAGGCGCTGATCCGTAAAGAGAGCGTGGCCGCCGGCATCCCGCTATTGTGGCAGATGCAGCAGGAAGGCTTTACCGAGCAGGAACTGGCCGAGTTGGAGGATGCGATTGGCGACGAGCAAGGCGCGCAACAACAGAACTTGGCAACGGCGCTGACCAATGCGCAGCGGAACTTCGACCAGAATGGGGCAGCCGTGACCATGAATGGAAACGGCAATGGAGTAAACGGAAATGGAGCCGAAATATGAGTGACGAATTGATTGATTCCGTCGAGGAGTACTTGCTTACTGGCGGTGCAGCCGATGATGACAAGCCTATCACCTATGGCAAATCCATGTCATTCGGCGAGATGCGCGCCATGTATGGCGACGAGTGGGCCGATGATTTTCTAAGGCAATTTAGCGAGATTCACAAAGGCATTCATGGCGCGCAAGAAACGTAGCGGCACCAAGTCGATGCGTACCAAAAGCGGCGGCGTCTCGGCGGCGGCGCGGCGCAAGCATGGCGTGGGCAAGGGCAAGAAGTTTCCCGTCTTTGACCGTAAGAGCGCCGTCTCTGCTATCAAGCTCAGAGGCCATGCCAAGTCATCGGCAGCGCGTAGGAACATCATCAACCGAGCGGCGAAGTACGCGCCAAGCGCGGCCAAGCGGGCGAGAGCCGTGGACGCCAAGAAATGACAAACAAACTTGCAGAACTCATTGCGGAACTGAGGCAACTGGAGCCGGGTCAAGAACTACGCAAGCATGAAAGCGTGGTTGCGGACGCAATGGCCGAGTCATTGAGAGCGGTAGGGGATTCGCATTTCCTCGCAAGCTGGTGCAGGCTGCACGGCGTGATTGTGGTGATGGGCAGAGCGAGCGATTACATGATCTTCCTGAAGAAAGCCGCCTAATGCCCACCTCCGAAGTGGTTCGCCTCATGCGCCAATTCAAGAGCGACATCGCCCGCGCCGGCAGCGCCCAGCAGGCCGAGATGGCGCGCCGTTGGCTGGGCGTGGAGCGTAGGCTAATGGGCCAGATCGAGGCGCTCGCTTTCCGCATGGCCGAGGTCACGGCGAGCGGCGGCGTGATCACGCCCAATCTGCTGCTGGGCGAGGTGCGCTACCAACAACTGCTGGTACAACTGCATGACGAGCTACGAACCTACACCGCCTACGCCAACAGCACCATCAGCGACGGCCAGCAGGCGATGGCGACCGCCGGCATCAGCCACGGCGCACAGGCCATCTCCGCCCAGGTCGCCACGTCATTCAACCGTCTACCCGTCAGCGCAGTACAGCACATGGTTGGCCTGACGGGCGCTGGTACGCCGTTGAATAGCATCTTGGTACAATCATGGCCCTTATCAGCGCAAGGCCTCACGCAGGCGCTGGTAGACGGCGTGGCGCTGGGCTGGGGGCCGCGTAAGACGGCCAAGCTGATGGCTGAGGGCATGACCGGCAGCCTAGACAGGATGCTGACGATAGCGAGGACGGAGCAATTGCGCGTCTACAACGAGTCGAATCGCCAACAGTACATCGCATCAGGCATCGTCACGCAGTACACGCGCATCGCCGCCCATGACCGGCGCACCTGTCTTAATTGCATTCTGTTAGAGGGCGCCAAGTATGAGACGGACGAGCTGATGCCGAGCCATCCCAATTGCCGCT